CAATATGAGTATTGACACAGGGGTTTTACCTTACAGTTCTTGTTCAAGTGCTTATGATATTGATTTAGACCTATACAACAACGATACGGAATGGACTTCTACAAGTCAAGTAACAAGCATTACGGTGTTTGAAGGTTCTACTGATGTAACAAGTGAATTTACAATTACTAAAACATTAGGGGGCGGCAATAGAATGATTTTAAACTTTGCAAGTACAACGCCAGACATTTTTGATTTTCCTAATAGAACATTTACGGTTAATGTTACTGCGCCAGCGGCGGTTACCTACCAAACGGACATAACAGTTACACAAAGCGTATCACATTCAAGTTTAGTAGTTACAAATTCAGTAGGAACGGTTGTTGCTCCTAATTCACACACAGTTGTTGCGGGTGAAGGTAAACCTTATTCATTTACTTACACATACACGGCAGATAGTGGTTTTAGATTCACAGGAATTGGTAATATTCAAAACGCTTTTGGTAATGGCGTGAATGTTGTTGTGACTTCTTATACTGAAAGCACAATAACGGTTGTAATAAGTGGTGTTATAGGTTCTTCAGACCAAAGCGCAACGGCTTCTTGGGAAGGAACGGCAATATCGGATGCAGCAACAAGTGCAACACTATTATATAGATATGGCACAAGCGGAACATTTTTATCTATACCAGCGGGAGGAATAGAAGTAAATAGTCAGCAAACTATTCAAATACAAGTAACACCAGACGGCGCATATTATGTAGGACTTAGTAGCAACAACGCAATAAGCGATGTAACACCAATTACCGTAAATAGTGGTGACGAAACAATACATACATTAACGGCTCAAACATTTACAGGTGGTGAAGGATTGTTAAAAACAACCTTTAGAGTTTACCCAAGAGGTTCAACAAGTTCAATAGCTGCGGCTACATTATTTTATCAAGGTTCACAATGATACTAATTAAATTACTCAATTTAGATGACTTCTATGGTGCAGATGAAACCATAGAGGTCGCAAAAGGAAAATACAAGTTAGCCCAAACGGTTAAAGAAGGAATTAAACAAATTAAAAGAGCAAGAAATGATTAAGGAAGTTATTGAAATAGACGTAAGAACCAAAGAAGGCAAAGCCCAATTAAAGGAGTTGCAAAGTGGTGTTAAAGACGTTGGCACAACTTCAAAAGAGGCATCCAAAGAAGTTAATGCTCTTGGTGGTGTAGCTGACAAAGCCACAGGTGGTGCAATAAGCGGTTTTAAGGCACTTAAAGGAACGGTTACAGGTGCAATAAAGCAATTTGGTGTTCTTAAGTTAGCGGTAGCTGCAACGGGAATAGGTGCGTTGGTTTTAGCTATCACGGCAGTAGGTAAAGCGTTTACAAGTTCAGAAGAAGGACAAAATAAGTTTGCTAAAATATTGGGTGTTATAGGTTCAATCACAGGAAACCTTGTGGACTTATTAGCTGACTTGGGTGAAAAGTTAATTTCTGTATTTGAGAATCCAAAGCAAGCCTTAAAAGACTTTGGTAATTTAATCAAAGATAATATACAAACCAGATTTGAAGGGCTTACTGAATTAATACCCCAACTTGGTAAAGCTATTAATCTTTTATTTAAAGGCGAATTTAGTGAAGCTGGAAAAGTAGCTGGTAATGCAGTTGCAAAAGTTGCTTTAGGTGTAGACGATTTAAGCGGCAAAATACAAGGCGCAATAGACAAGACAAAAGAGTTTATTGAAGAAAACGTAAGGGAGTCTAAAATTGCTGCACAAATAGCAGACCAAAGAGCGGCTGCCGACAAACAAGAACGTGCTTTACTTACAGAAAGAGCAGAAGCAAACAGAAAGATTGCGGAACTTAGAGAAAGAGCCGCTGACAAAGAAAATGTAAGTGTAGAAGAAAGAATTGCTGCTTTACAAGAAGCTGGTAGGATAAATGAAGAAATTACACAAAAAGAAATTGAAACTGCAAGGCTTAGATTTGAAGCAAAGAAAGCAGAAAACGCTTTAGCTAAAAGCACAAAAGAAGACCTTGATGAACAAGCGCAATTAGAGGCACGTTTAATAGAATTAGAGACTGCGAGATTACAAAGACAAAAATCTTTAACCGCTGAAGTAACAACGGCAAGAAGGGAAGCTATTGCAGAACAAAAAGCAATAGAAGCTGAAGCAGCGGCTGAACAAAAAGCTAAAGATGCGGAAAAAGAAGCGGCAGATAAAGCTAAAAAAGAAAAACAAGCTGAAGAAGCTAAAAAAGAACTTGACGAAAAGAAAAGAATTGCGCAAGAAGAAATTGCACTTGAACAAAAAGTAACACAAGCTAAAGCACAAGCCTTAGATGCTATTATTGGATTAACAAATAAAGAAAGCGGAATAGGTAAAGCCGCTTTTATAGCTAAACAAATATTAGCCGCAAAAGAAATGGTATCTACGGCTAAAGATACGCTTGGAAAAATTACTTTAAAGTCTTCAGAAGCTGCGGTGTCTACGGCAACAGGTGCGGCAGAAACTGCAAAGGTTGGTTTTCCGCAAAACATACCATTCTTAATAGGTTACGCTGCTCAAGCGGTTGGGATAGTAAGTGCAATTAAGTCTGCGGTTAGTGCTGCAAAAGGTTCAATAGGTGCTGCGGGTGCGGGTGGTTCTACACCTAATATTCAGACACCAAGAATAGGTGGTGCGGCTTCGCCTTCATTTAACATAGTAGGTCAAGGTGGAACAAACCAATTAGCTGAAACCATAGCAGGACAAGACAAACAACCTATAAAGGCTTACGTTGTATCTGGTGAAGTTACAACTGCACAATCAATGGAAAGAAACATTGTTGAAAGTGCATCAATATAAACAAACTAAACAAATAATTGTTTTTAAATAAAATAATAATGAATATAATTGAACTCATATTAGACGAAAACGATGAAATGAATGGAATTGAAGCCATTTCAGTAGTTGAAAACCCAGCAATAGAAGAAGATTTTGTTGCCTTAAAGTCTGAAGAATTAAAACTTGCAGAAGTAGACAAAGAGAAACGTATTCTTATGGGTGCTGCTTTAATACCTAACAAGCCAATTTACAGGCGTAATGGTGAACAAGAGTTTTATATATTCTTTTCTAAAGACACCGTGTTAAAAGCAAGCCAATTATATTTAAAAAAAGGGCGTCAAGGTGAAGCTACTTTAGAACACCAAGAAAAAATAACAGGTTTAACAGTTGTTGAAAGCTGGTTAATTGAAGACGAAGTACACGACAAAAGCCGCAAGTACGGTTTAAATATGCCTTTAGGTACTTGGATGGTTAGTATGAAAGTAGAAAATGACGAAATATGGAACGACTATGTTAAAACAGGCAAGGTAAAAGGCTTTAGTATAGAAGGATATTTTGCAGACAAGTTAGAAATGCCACAAGACAAAGGCTTAAAAGACGAATTAAGCGCAGAAGACCAAGAAGCTGAAGAACTAATTGACAAGATTATTGAGGTGTTACAAGCTAAAACAGAATTAGAATCTTATAGTGACTATCCAAAAGGCGCAAGTAATAACGCAAAGCGTGCTTTAAAATGGGTAGAAGAAAACGGATGGGGTTCTTGTGGTGAAGCAACAGGGAAGGCAAGAGCAAACCAATTAGCAAAAGGTGAACCAATTACAAGAGACACTATTGCAAGAATGGCAAGTTTTAAAAGACATCAACAACATAAAGACGTTCCTTATTCTGAAGGTTGCGGTGGTTTAATGTGGGATGCTTGGGGCGGTTCTGCGGGTGTAAATTGGGCAATAAGTAAACTAAAAGAAATAGATGGTTAAAAATACTTCATACAAGGTACACGCTGGAACAACAACAGACGCTGAACGATTAACTTACAACATTGAAGAAGGTGCATATGTAACAACCGAATCTGGTGTTTGGACTGTTTACAATAATGCTTGGGTTAAAGTTTACCCGCAAGCAGGTGAAGGCACAGGAATAGGCTGGACAAGATACGATGACACACAGTACACTTCTTTAAATAAATTAAGCCTTGTTGATGGAGTAGAAATAAACCTACCTAATAACGCCGTAAACGCTTATAGAAGCTATGCAGGAATAGACTATTATAACGGAACAAGAATATTAGCGGACAACCTAAACGACGTTTATGTTTTAACGGTAGCTTTTAAATGTAGTGCTGCAAATGCAAACCAAACATATTTAAGAATACAATTAGACGCTGAAAATGGCACGCCTTATGAAAGGGTTGGTGTAGATGTTGGTTTCCCAAAAGGTAATGATGTAGAACACGAATTTCACCAAGTATTCCAATACTACGCAGACCAAAACTTTGTAGACAATGGTTCTTTATTAAAATTAACACCAACAGGCGGAACTGCTAAAGTATGGGATATAATATACTTTATACAAAAGACGCAATCTTATGCTTAAACAATTAAAATTTTTATTTATGAGCAAAAAAACAAAAAGTAGAACAAGCCCAAAAGGCGGAAACAGAGGTTGCTTATGCGACAATGGTAAATACTCAAAAGAGTGTTGCAATGGTGATTTACAAAATCAAGGAATAGGTAGCACTATTCAAGGCGGTAGTTCTACAGTAACAAGTGTTGATGGAACAAGAACAAAATCTAACCAAAGAGGTTAAAATACTGTTCAAAAATATAACAAAAATTAATATTAATTGTTTTAATAATAAATAACCCTTATGAGTGCAAAAACGCAAATTAACAAAATCAAGACTTTGCTTGGACTTGAAATAAAGTTAGAGCAAATGAAACTTGAAAACGGTACTATTTTAGAGGCTGAAGCCTTTGAAGCTGGTGCTGAAATCTTTATTGTTAATGAAGAAGACCGCATCGCAGTTCCAATGGGTGAGTATATGTTGGAAGACGGTAAAGTTTTAATCATTGCAGAAGACGGTATTATTGGCGAAATCAAAGAAATGGAAGACGAAGCGCCTACTGAAGAAGCTGCTCCAGAAGCAGAGGTTGAAGTAGAAGCTGAAGCTGAAACATCTACGCCAAAGAAAGTAGTTGAATCAATCACAAAGGAAATGTTCTTTAGTGAAATTGAAAAACTAAGAAATGAAATTGCAGAATTAAAAGCTGCTAAAGTTGAGGTTAAAGAAGAAGTTGAATTGTCTGCTGAAGTTAAAGAAGAAGTAGCCGTTGAACTTTCTGCTGAAGAAGCAGAACCTTTAAAACACAACCCAGAAGGTGCGGTTGAAAAAAAGCAAACAAACTTATTTGCACAAAAAGCACCTAAAACAACAAGAGACTTAGTATTCTCTAAACTATTCAATCAATAAAATAAATACATTTAAAAAATGGCTACAACTACTAACATTACAACTACTTATGCTGGTGAATTTGCAGGGAAGTATATTTCTGCAGCTTTATTAAGCGCTTCTACTATTGAGAATGGTGGAATTGAAGTAAAACCAAACGTAAAGTTTAAACAAGTAATTAAGAAATTAGACACAGACGCATTATTAAAAGATGCTACTTGTGACTTTGACCCAACTTCTACAATTACCTTAACAGAAAGAATTCTCCAACCAAAGGAAATGCAAATTAATTTGACTTTGTGTAAGTCAGATTTTGAAGATGATTGGGAGGCAATTCAAATGGGATATTCTGCATTTGACAACTTACCCCCAGCTTTTTCAGATTTCTTAATTGCACACGTTGCTGCTAAGGCTGCACAAAAAAATGAATTAAACATTTGGAGAGGTGCTGACGCTAACGATGGGGAATTTGACGGTTTAGTAACTTTAATGACCGCTGACGCATCTGTTGTTGATGTAGTTGGAACTACTGTTACCGCTGCAAACGTAATTGACGAATTAGGGAAAGTTGTTGATGCTATTCCTTCTGCAGTTTACGGAAAAGAAGACTTGAACTTATATGTTTCTCAAAACGTAGCAAGAGCATACGTTAGAGCATTAGGCGGATTTGCTGCTTCTGGTTTAGGTGCTAACGGTACAAACGCAATGGGTACACAATGGTTCAACAATGGTTCACTTTCTTTTGATGGTGTTTCTATCTTTGTTGCAAACGGTTTAGCTGACAACTACATTGTAGCTGCTGAAAAATCTAACCTATATTTTGGAACAGGATTACTTTCTGACCATTCAGAAGTGCGTGTAATTGACACAGCAGACACTTTAGGAGACAAAAATGTTCGTGTAGTAATGAGATTTACTGCAGGAGTACAGTACGGAATCGGTTCTGACATCGTTCTTTACACACCAGCATAATTCTAACTAACTAAATTTAAAGGGTGGGTGAGCCGTAAAAGCCTACCTACCCTTTTTTTATAACCCTTAAAATATAAAAATATGGCTTGTGATATTTCAGCTGGTAGATTAGAGCCTTGTAAGGATTCAGTAGGTGGTTTAAAAGCCGTTTACTTTGTGAATTACGATGCAGACATCTATACAGGCGCAACAATAACATCTGGTGAAATTACAGGATTTGATTCTGCAATTACACTTTACAAATACGACCTTAAAGGTGCTAACAATTCTTTTGACGAAACTAACGAAAATTCAAGAGACAACGGAACATCTTTTTGGACACAAACAGGAACATTGGTTCTTAAAAAGCAAGACCTTGCAACACAATCTGAATTAAAATTATTAGCTTATGGAAGACCTTTAGTAGTTGTTGAAGACTACAATGGAAACTTCAGAATGGCTGGATTTGAAAACGGATGCGAGGTAGTTGTAAACACCGCAAGTGGTGCTGCAATGGGAGACTTAAACGGTTACAATATTACTTTCACAGGAACTGAAAAAGAACCAGCAAGTTTTATTGATTCAACAATTATTGGAGACACCACAAACACAACTGTTGTTAGTGGAACATAATTAGATTAGGTTTTAATTGAAAGAAGGGGTAAGTTTTAACAACTTGCCCTTTTTTTTGTTTTTATATTAAACGGACAAAATGATTGTTTTAAGACCAATAGAGACTGCACAAACGCTTAAATTCATACCACGTGAATATAATGCGACTAAGGTTGTTTTGGTAGACGAAAGCACAAATACAGAAGTAGAAATAAACGCTACTTTCACACAAGATAAATACTACTTAACTTCAGATATTACATTTAGTTTAATTGAAGGTAGGTTTTACAATTTAACGGTATATAATGTAAACGATATTGTTTACAAAGACAAGGTATTTTGCACAAGTCAAAACGTGTTAGATTATTCAATTAACAAAGACGTTTACACAAGCAATGTTACAGATAACGAATACATTATTTTATAATGGATAACATACACATAGTAAATTTAAGTAAATACACTTCACCAGAAATTGTTGAAGTTAAAAATAAGGATTGGGTTCAGTACGGTGAAGACAATAATTACTTTCAATATTTAATAGACAGGTATCAAGGTAGCACAACAAACAACGCTATTATAAATGGTATGTCTAAAATGATATACGGAAAAGGTTTAGACGCTACTGATTCTTCACGCAAGCCAGACCAATATGCACAAATGCGTTCTTTGATTTCTAAGGACTGTTTGAAGTCTGCCGTAATGGACAGAAAGATGCTTGGAATAGCTGCTTTACAAGTCACCTACGATAAAGGACTTGTTAAAAAAGTGACACACTTCCCAATGCAAACCTTAAGGGCTGAAAAATGCAATGAAGATGGCGAAGTAGAAGCGTGGTATTATCACCCAGATTGGTCTAAAATTAAACCAAGTGACCAACCTAAACGCATACCAGCTTTTGGATTTGGTGGCGGAAAAGGAAACGAATTATACATTGTTAGTAGTTATGTAACGGGTTCTTATTATTACCCTCCTGTTGATTATCAAGGTGCATTACCTTATGCGGTTTTAGAAGAAGAAATTGCTGACTACTTAATTAACGACACAATTAATGGTTTTAGCGGTACAAAGGTTGTAAACTTTAACAATGGTGTTCCAGACAAAGAAAAACAATTAGAAGTAAAATCTGATGTTTTAAATAAACTTACAGGTTCAAGGGGTGAAAAGGTAATTGTAGCTTTTAACAATAACGCTGAAAGCAAAACAACTATTGACGATATTCCTTTAAACGATGCACCTGCGCATTATGAGTATTTAAGTGACGAGGCATTTAGAAAACTAATTGTAGGTCATAGGGTAACATCACCAATGCTTTTAGGTGTAAGAGATGGAAATAGTGGTTTAGGTAACAATGCAGACGAAATAAAGACCGCTACGCTACTTTTTGACAACCTAACAATAAAAACCTACCAAGAAGAATTTATAGATGCCATAGAGGCTATATTGGCTTTAAATGACATTTCTTTAAACCTTTACTTCAAAACAATCCAACCTTTAGAATTTACAGACACAACAGGAATGGATGCTGAAACTAAAGAAGAAGAAACAGGTGTTAAAATGTCTGTTCAATGTTCTGCGGATAGTAAAGAAAGCGACAATGAAGTTGCACAGGCTTTAATTGATTTGGGTGAAGATGAAGACCTTGAAGGTTGGGAACTTATTTCAAGTGAAGAAGTAGATTATGAAACTGAAGAATTAGAAGACCAAGACCCAAGTTTATTAAGTAAGATTTGGAACTTTGTAAGCACAGGAACTGCTAAACCTAATAGTAAGTCAAAACAAGACAAAGTTGTTGATGGTGTACCCTATAAAGTACGTTACCGTTACAGTCCTTTGCAAGCTGGTGCAAATAGCCGTGAGTTCTGCAAAAAAATGGTAGCCGCTGACAAGCTATACAGAAAAGAAGACATTATTGCAATGGGTAACCGTGCAGTAAATGCAGGATGGGGCGCTGAAGGTGCTAAAACTTATTCTATTTGGAAATATAAAGGAGGGGGAAGTTGTCACCACAAATGGCTTAGACAAACCTTTAAAGGTAAAACAGAAGGTAACTTAGCAAACCAAGACCCTAACATTTCAACTAACAAGGCACGACGAGATGGGTTTAATCCTGTTAATGAAAGAGAGGTTTCAATGAAGCCAAAAGATATGCCGAATCAAGGGTTTTTACCAACTAATAAAAGATTTCAATAATGGCTAAAGCACTTTTTTGCTCAACAAAAGATATAAAACGCTATTCTATAATGAATGGCAATTTAGATAATGATAAATTTGTGCAATTTATAGAGGTTGCACAAGATATTCATATTCAAAATTATTTAGGAACTAAACTGTACGAAAAATTAAGTACTTTAATTATAGACAACGAAATAAACGACCCAGCAAATAGCG